TGTCCCTCTAAACCAGGAACTCCATCATGTTACCTAATCGGGCTCTGCCCGTGAAACGCATCGAAAACCTGCATGAGCGATTTAGACTCGCTATGCGCACTATTGACGAGATCGTCGATAATGAGTATATCGGGATGATTCCTTCCGGCATTTCTGCCTGGGAATCTCTCGACCGCATGCAGGCCAAGCTGCTGGTACTTGAACTACGCGCCGTTTCGGCTACCGTAGAGGAGCTCTTTGGTCTATAGGAGGGACAGCCTATCTGGCGAGAAATTGATTATTTCCCGTCCTCGAGCGAAAGTTAAACTTACCTCGAGAATAGAGGTATTCCAAAAGGAGTCCTCTTGTGTTCGGTCCTTTTTCAGCCGTTGTTGAACATTATCAGGCAAAGCAGACTCGCGAAAATGGCGGGTCTCCTATTAATTGCCGGATATCGTACCGCTCGTCAACTTGGTACAGGTCGGGTACCGCCTCGAATCACTCCGGGGCGCCTCTACCTTATTCCATGTCGAGCGGTCGCGTCACGAATACGTATGGTGTAAACCAAACTTGTGACGCGGCTAATGAACTCGGAAGATCAACACTCTCCGATTCGCGCTGGAACAATCTTAAGGCTGGGGTCTCTAACCGGGCTCTCGCTAAAATGATTGCGAAAGCACAGGCCGACGCATCCGCTGGGTTGGGGGAAACCCTGGCTGAGTGGGGACAAGCGCAGGATATGCTTGTCAAACGGCTGACTTCTATTTGGCAGGCTCTGAGAGCCTTGCGTCGCCTCGACCCTCGTGGGGTCGGGAGAGCGCTGGGTCTTTCTCTGAGCCCTAAGATGAAGAAGTCTGTCCGTAACGGCGCCAAAAGCGTCGGCGATAAGTGGCTGGAGTTACATCTTGGATGGGAACCGTTGATCAATGACATATACGGCACCTGTGAGCAATTGTCTCGTGAATTCGAGCCAATCACTGCTCGCGGGTCCGCGCATGCCTATGATCGATACGAAACCGTCCAGAATTTAACACTATCGAAAAACACTAAAGGGGCCGGCATTTATGTCGGCCACAGGTGTCAATGCGATACTAGGGTTATTAACCCTAACCAGGCGCTTCTCGCATCACTGGGTCTCATCAACCCAGTTCAGGTAGCTTGGAATTCGGTACCCTACTCGTTCGTTGTAGACTGGTTCGTCGATCTATCCGGCTTTATAGGCGGACTAGATGGATTAGCCGGTCTCGACGTGAGTAGAGCCTTTCACTCTGAGCTACTTCTCGGCACCGGAAGGTACGTTGCGTTTAATCGTCTTAGTGTGAACTCGCCCTGGGTTAACTCAGGGTCGATTAACAGCACGGGATGTAAGATGACACGTTCGTTGGGGTTACCCCCATACCATTTCGTATATCCTACAATGCCGAAATTCAGCTGGCAACGTAGCGCTACTGCTATTGCGCTAGTCCTTCAATTTCTCTAACCACCTAAGGATTGATATGCCCTCGATGGCTGACATCGTCGTCAAGAAGAACGACGGAACGACGAACGTTACGTTCGCCGCCCTTAACCCCTCGTCGGGTGATACGGTCCCAGCGCTTTGGCGTCAGGACGGCATGGCCACTCAAGCCGATCTCCGTTCAACTTTTCAGTTGAGGAGTCAGTGGAATGGCAACCGGACTGCGCGCCGAGTCGAGGGGACCTTCCAGTATCCGCACGTGAGTACGGATTCGACAACTGGGCTGACTTCAGTGGTTGCACGAGTACCGATCTCGATTACGATTACGGTACCGGCTAATGTGCCGGATACCGTGGTCGCCGAGGCGATCTCTCAGCATGCAAACCTTTTGAGCTCTACGCTCGTCAAGGATTGCTGCAAGGTTGGCTTCGCGCCAACCTGAGCTCGTGTTCTTCTAATACCACGGAGTCTTCGATGTCATCTCAGCAATTGGATGATGTTTTCCTCGCTCTCTGCGAGGATGTCGACACCCCTCGTGCCTTAACAGCGTGGTTGCTGTACCGGCACGGCGAGTATAGGCAGCTCGTCGATCTGACGACTGACCCCTTGCACTACCAGCGCGGTGATGCTTACTCCTTTCTTAAGGATTCGGCCGTTTCGGCCTTCTTTGAGAAATACCGGGACTTTACCATTCCCGGTCTGGACAAGGCTGAATCGTGCAGGCAAGCCTTCCTTGAAGACGAAAGGACCTGCGCGCGCACAAATGTCAGGCTACGTCCCTATCTGACTAACAGCTCTCTCGAGCCGTCAGACAGACATGTGTGGGAATCCCTCTCACGTATGGCTGCCTTTGTTAGGGGAGTACTTGGCCGTTTACCCTCCGATTTGGAGGGCGCGCGGTTTGGTCCCGGTGCAACGTTCGGTGATAAGGGCGCCTTGACTACGGTGCCTGATAAACTCACATCTCGTCCCACGAGTACGCGTGATGCCTGGTGGCTAGCCCCCTTATGGGAGCGAACCGCTTGGGCACGTGCTCAGTGGAGCAGACCCTGGTTAGGTCCGCTGTTTTCGAGGGGAAATCGTTTCACAACGGTCCCCAAGAACGCGAAAAAAGATCGCGGAATCGCAATCGAGCCCTCGATCAACGTCTTCTATCAGTTAGGTGTCGGCTCCGTAATCCGGAGACGACTCAAACCTTATGTAGACTTAGATCTTGGGCAATCTCTTCACAGAGATATCGCTTGCGAGGCCTCTCGCAGAGGCCACTTTTCTACGATTGATCTATCTAGCGCTAGCGACACTGTCTGCCGAGTGCTGGTCGAGTTGCTCTTGCCACGTGAGTGGTTCGAACTGCTTGACTGTTTACGCTCTAAGCTCACTTTCGTGGGCGGCAGATGGCATCACCTGTCCAAATTTTCCTCTATGGGAAATGGATTTACCTTCGAGCTAGAAACGTTGATTTTTCTAGCCATTGGCCGCGAGGCCTGTCATCTTTCCAATGCCGACCCCTCTCGGGTGTCGGTTTATGGTGATGACATACTCGTACCGACGGAGGCAGGTGCTACCTGTGTCTCTCTCCTCAGGTTTTTTGGCTTTAGGCCGAACCCTAAGAAAACATTCCTTGAAGGACTGTTTAAGGAGAGCTGCGGCGGGGATTTTTTCGAGGGTGTGACTGTGAGGCCACACTTTCTGAAAGAAGACCCTGATTCTCCGCAGAAATGGATCTCGCTCATCAACGGGCTGAGACGCCTTGGTCGCGACTGCGACGA